ATGACTTTGATACGGACGAGGACACCAAGAATCCGGACATCATCCAGAAGCGCTGGGACTGGTGGGAAAATGCGCTGTACCCCACACGTTCCATTTCCGAACCTACACTGGTCATCTTCTGCGGCAACATCATTGCCAAGGACTGCTGCGTGGTGAGGGCGGGCGAAATGGCCGACTCCTGGGACATCGTGAACATCCGCGACAAAAACGGATTTTCCACATGGCCGGAAAAGAACTCGGAGGAGGACATCGACCGCACTCTGTCCAAAATATCCAAAAAGGCGGCACAGGGTGAATATTACAACAACCCCATTTCCGAGGGCGAGGTCTTCGAGAACATTTCATACGGCAAGGTACCGCCTCTCTCTAAATTCAAGTTTCTCGTGGCGTATGGCGACCCGGCACCGGGTGAAAGTAAGGGGAAGAAAGGTAAATCCTTCAAGACAGTTTCGCTTTGTGGCAAATTGGGTACCAGGCTCTATGTCATCAAGACTTTCCTGGCGCAGGCACTCAATGCGGAGTTCATTGACTGGTATGTCCGGATTCTTGGTTTTGTCGGGGGAAAGACCAATGTCTATTGCTACATGGAGAATAACAAACTGCAGGACCCTTTCTTCCAGCAGGTGTTCAAACCGCTGGTGGCAAAGGTGCGACGGGAACAGAAGATTGCCCTGTTCATCCGGGGTGACGAGGAGAAGAAGACGGACAAGGCTACGCGTATCGAAGCCAACCTTGAACCGCTCAACCGCGAAGGGAACCTCATCCTCAACGAGGCTGAACGGGACAATCCGCACATGAAGGAACTGGAAGACCAGTTCAAGCTGTTCACCTTGACCATGCGCTACCCGGCCGACGGACCGGACGCAGTCGAAGGGGCGAACCGCATCATCGATGAACTGATCAGGCGCATCGAGCCGCCCGTTTTCCGTTCAAGGAAGGATATGAGAAAACGGAACAAGAAAAGATTATGACAACTCTAAAAAATAGGACTATGAGCAAATTTGTAGAACTCACCGATTACGATGCGAGTATCCATCGCGACATTCTCGACGCACTGGTACGCGAAGACGAAACGGTCATTGAGGTTTGCGAGGACAGGGCCATTGCCGAAATGCGATGCTACTTGAGCAAACGTTACGACTGCAACAAAATCTTCGAAGCTACCGGCGAGAACCGGAACCAGCTCGTACTGATGATGGTCATCGACATGGCAGTCTATCACATCTTCTGCATCCACAACCCGCAGAAACTTTCCCAGGTACGCAAGGACCGATACGAACGGGCAGTGGAATGGATGAAGGCGGTGGCCGACGAGGATATATCTATCGAAGGGGCTCCGCTGCTGCCGGAGGAAGAAAGGGCAGGCAGATCGGATTTCCGCATTCAAAGCAACCGCAAACGTACGAACCACTGGTAAAAAGCAAGCAGTATGAAGAAGAAAAACAGAAAAAACAACAAAGCCGGCATCATCACCGTAGGGGGGAATTTCGCGTTGCCGGGACAAAAGAAACCGAATGTGATTGTGCTCACACAGCCCAAACGCTTCGGACTGGACATTGCCGACTACATGGCAGCCGTCAAGGCGGCCGAGAATGTCGACTTCTCACGACGTTACAAACTCTATGACCTCTACGAGGATATTCTGATGGATACGCACCTTTCTTGTGTCATCGAAAAGCGCAAGAATGCTGTGCTGTGCTCCAACATGGAATTCCGGGTGGACGGGAAGCCTGACGATAAAATCAACGAACAGATACAGTCGCCCTGGTTCAACCGGCTGGTGGGTGACATCCTCGATGCCAAGTTCTGGGGCTTTTCGCTCTGCCAGTTCTACAAGCTGCAGGAATGGGTGGACTACGACCTGGTACCGCGTAAGCATGTGGATCCGGTCAGGGAACTCATCTTGCGGCACCAAACTGACATCACCGGCCATTCCTGGGATGAATATACCGACCTGCTTTTTGTGGGCTCTCCGTCCGATTTGGGACTGTTGGCCAAGGCTGCACCTTGGGTCATCTACAAACGTAATACCACGGGCGACTGGGCACAGTTCTCCGAGGTATTCGGCATGCCTATCCAGGAATATATCTATGACTCCGACGACGACGAATCCCGCCAGAGGGCCATGGAGGATGCGGCCAATGCCGGAAGTCTGGCGCAGTTCTTCCACGCTAAGGACACGGAACTAAAGCTCACAGAAGCCGGCAACAAAACGGGGTCTGCCGATGTCTATGAACGCCTCTGCGAACGGTGCAATAACGAAATTTCTAAACTGATTCTGGGAAATACACTGACTACCGAATCATCCGAAAAAGGCACACAGGCTTTGGGTACGGTGCATAAAAAGGTGGAAGACAAGGTGCTGGAGGCTGACCGGAAATACGTGCTCAATGTGTTAAATTACGATATGACGGACATTCTGCTGCACATGGGCATCAATACTGAAGGGGGTACATTCTGCTTCCCGGAACCGAAGGAAACGGATGCAGGCACCAAAATATCCATCCTTACGCAGCTGAAGAAGAACTTCAACATTCCCATCGACGACGACTATCTCTATGAGGAATTCGGCATCGACAAACCGGCCAACTACGAGCAGTTGAAGGCTGAACAAAGGGAGGCTGCACAGGCTGCCCTGGTTCCAACCCCAAAGAAGGAACCGGAACCAGCGAATAAGGGACGGGATGATGAACCGACACCGAAACAGAAAAGAAACTTCCGGAACTGGCTCAAA